ATTAAATTATTTGAATTTTCATTGGTAACCTTGGCAGCTAATCCTTTGGCTCAAGTAACTGAGTTTAAAGGAACAAAATCAGTTGAAAATCTAATAGATGAATTTGATAAGTTAATAGGAATGTCTAGAAAACTTGACAATCCTCATCTAATGGAATTTGAATTACGAATGCTAAGAGATAAATCTTCACTTATACTTAATGAGTCTCAGAAATCTGAACTCCAAAAAGAATCAGTCGAAAGCAAAAAGATAGCAGACGAATTAGATAATTTTTTATTAAGATTATAAATGGAAGATTTAAACCAACGCTTAACATCCCTCAAGGAGGGGTTAGAAAGCACTATTGATTCTAAAGTAGAGCAATCAGTAGAGAAAAATATGGGTTCTGATTACAAGAACCAACTAAAAGGAGAAGTAAACGAATTGATTTCAAATCACGGAAAAGTTGTTGAGGATTTAAACTCAAGAATTGATTCATTAGAATTGGATAAGAAAAAATCACTTGAGAATGCTCCTCCTAAGAATTTTAGCGCAAGTTTGAAAGAAGAATTAGCCAATAGTGCTAGTTTTAAGTCATTCATGAGTGGAGATTCTTCTAAGGCTACATTGAGTCTTAAAGCTATCATGACAACTGCTGCTAACGCATCGGGTGATACTGTGCCGGCTGATAGACTAAACGGATTTTACTTTGATCCAACTAGAACTACTAGGGTAAGAGATTTACTAACTACAATCTCAACTGATTCCAACACAATTCGATATATCCAAGAAACTTCTTACACTAACGGCGCTGCTGCTAGAGTTGAGGCTTCTGCTTACGGAGAATCTGAATTTAAGTTGGATCCTGTTGATGCTCCTGTAAGAAGCATTGGTTCTCAGTTAACTATGACTAAGGAAATGTTTAACGATGTTCCCGCTTTAAGTGGATACATTGCTACAAGGATTCCCGCTAAGGTGATGAATGTTGAGGATAATCAGCTTTTATTTGGTGCCGGCACAGGCGCTAATTTGCAGGGGTTGATGACTGCCGGTGGAGGTGCTGCTTTTGATGTATCTTCTGCTGCTGCATTCTATGAATTTTTTACAGTCGCTCAAGGTGTTCACACCAACGAGTTTGATGTGTTAATCGCTGCGAAGAATCAGGCACAAATTGCTGAGTATCTTCCTACTGCGGTTATGGTTAATCCGACTGATTATAATAAAATGTTTTTGAGAAAAGATTCAAATGCTGATTATGTAATCTTTGTTAATGGTGTATTAACAGTATTAGGAACACCTATATTCCCGTCAACTGCCGTTACTGCCGATAAGTTTATTATTGGTGATTTTGGAGCGGGTGCTACATTAGCAATGAGAGAGGATATGGAAATTTCTTTCTCTGAGCAACATTCTGATAACTTTGTTAAGGATTTGGTTACCGTAAAGGCAACTGAAAGAATTGCTTTGCCAATTCATAATCCAAATGCTTTTGTTCACGGAGCTTTCTCAACTGCTATTGCAAGTATGAATGCCTAAACCACTTATGTGTGTTTGTTTTGAAAGGGGGGTGCAATTTGCATCCCTTTTTCTTTGTTTTTATGTTTTTTGTTATTAACCTTGTTTTATGAATGAAGAATACGATTACACAAATCCAAATCATTATAAAACAGGAGAAAAAGAAACCTTTGAAATGATGATAGACATTTGGGGCAAAGAAGCGTTTATTAAGCATTGTGAGATGACTTCTTTTAAATATCGTATGAGAGTGGGAATAAAACCAAACGAGCCTATTGAAAGAGATTTATCAAAGGCTAGGTGGTACGAATTAAAAGCTAAACAACTAAGAGATGAGAAGTAAATATTATAAATTAAGAGAAGAAGTTCTTAATGTTCGAAGAAACATGAAAGAGGTAAATGAAATTATAGAGAAATATTTAAATAAAGAAAAAATATTCCTTAGTGATATTAATAAGATGAATAAACTTTTAGGGCATAAAATCCCAATGGAAATGACATCAGTTATTCAAAGTAAAGAGTATAGTTAATATTTTTTTCTTGTTTTTTTTTAGTTTAGAAAGTCACCTTTAAAATGGTGGCTTTTTTTATTTATCTTTGTTAAAAAAATAATTATGATAATCAAGGGTTTACTTAATATTATTGAAACTGTCATACCATTAGCGGGAGAAGTTGTAGAGCAAGTTAAATCTACAGAAGGGGGTGAAGGTAAATTTAAACTAACACCTAGATTTATCAAGCAAGTAATAAGATTGCTTGTAGCGGGTTGTGTCATGTATATGTTCATAAGCGGTAAAATAGGATTAGACGAGGCGCAAGACATTATTAAATAGGAGGATGAACGAATGGCTTACTCAGCATTGGGCAGAATTGATGGCATTATTAGGGGTTGGAGCAACAGGAGCCGGAGGAAGTGTGCTTGGACACAAACTAATTGACAAACAACAGAACGCTGCCTTGAAAAAACACGATAATAGATTGACGGATTTAGAAAAGAAAGTTACTAGTATAGAGAGTGAAGTAAAGGTTAATAGTACTTCTGATCAGCAGTTTAGGAATGAGATAGGACATAGGCTAGGTAGTATAGAGAATTTAAATAATAAAATTTTAGAACATTTATTAAAATCAAAGTAGTATGGCACAAATGAGAGTAAAGGTTGATTTCTTACATGAAGGAAGACAATTTAAAGTAGGAAGTATTTTAGAGGTTTCCTCTAAGTCTGATCAGCAACATTTAATTAAAACAGGACAAGCAGTTCTTGAGACTTATGATTTCTTTAAAAAGGAAGAAAAACAAGTTGTTCAAACTAAGGAATTAAAGGTTGAGGTAGAAACCAAAGAAGAGGTAGATGATATTGATTCTTTAAGAGAGCAATACTTAGAAAAGTATGGTAAGGATGCTGACAAAAGATGGAAAGAATCTCGTTTAATTGAAGAATTAGAGAATGATTAATTATACTATTTCTGATGCTAGTGGCGCTCCTAGTAGTTTTGATTACTTAACATTAGTTGAGATAAAGAACTATTTAAAAGTGGACAATTCTACTGATGATGTTTTGATCAATGATATGTTTCAAGCTGCTGCATCTTATATAGAAAGGCAATTTAAGCAGACACTAAAAAACAGAGATATCGTTATTCAATACGATTCTACAGAAAAGTATATTGATTTATTATTTTCTCCTGTAACTACCGTTACTAGTGTAACGTATAATACATTTAATTCTGATGGTAGTGGTACGTTTACTGAATCTACTGATTATTGGACTTATGGATTAACTAATAGTAGAGCAAGAAGTTTGGTTTTAGATTTTAAGAAATCATATCAAACCGTAAATATTTATTATAATTCGGATGGATCCACAGTTCCACGTGAAATAAAACTAGCTACACTCGCTTACATTAAGGTTATGTACGATAATAATAGAAGTTTCTTTGATAAGGATGTACCTACGGCGCCACCCACAGAGACAATTCAATTAATGTCTCCGTACAAACCTATTGTAATATGAGGGAAAGAATAACAATTAAATCTAGAACTTATACTACAAGTAATACAGGACAACGCTCTTTAAATGAAACTGTAGACGTATTAATTACTTGGGCGAATATTTATCAAAAAAGAAGAGATTTTCAAGATTTAACAGGGACTCAGAATGTATTAGAAGGTGATTGGGTTTTTAGGATAAGAAATTCTCAATTAGAGATTCCCACATCAAAATCTAATTTTATTTTATGGAGAGGAAAGGAATATAGTATTATTTCCATTTCAGCACAAGAAAGTTATCAAAGAATGATTGATTTAACTTGCCGTGTTGTAGAATGAGTTTTAAATTTAAACATAACGCAGACAGAATATCAATTAATTTAAGCAAGTATGTTGGTAAAAAAATTATAGGAGTAGAAGCTGCTATTGATAAATTTATAGACAATACTAAGAAAGATGCTAAAATAAATATATCTTCTAATAAAACTGTTTATCAGTCTAAACTAAAAAATAGTCTTAAGAAAAAAGTTAAAAAATCAAAAGGAAAAGGAGAATGGAGTTTAAAAGTAGATGCCGTTTATGGTGCTTTTGTTGAATTTGGGACTAAAGGTAAGTTTGATTCAGATTCAAGATTAGGAAATTACCCTAATAAATTTAAGGGTATGAAGGGGGAGAGTGGTGATGTTTATGATAGATTAAAAAAATATTTAATCTCTGAAGGTGTTCCCGAAAATGAAGTATTTATAGTTATAAAAAGTATGTTAAAAAAAGGTACAAAAGCATACCCATTTTTCTTTCCCGCAGTTTTTAAAAACAAAGTAACTTTGAAGAAAGATTTAAGAAGGGCATTAAAAAAGAAAACTAAAGTATAAAATGGCAGCATTAACGGGAAATAAAATAAAGGATAGTTATTTAGGTTTATTGAAATCTATAAGTAATGATGCTATATCATCAAGTTTTGTCCAAATTTCTGATGGTGGAGGTAACGCATTGCCTTTGTATCTATCTACCGCATCAATTAGATTTTATGATGCTTACACATTTCCAAGTGCAACGGGAACAGTAGGACAAGTTTTATCAGCCGATGCGAGTGGTAATTTAGTTTTTAGTGATCAATTAGATAATCAGACATTAGAGCAAGTTTTAACAAATGGAAATACTACTACTACTGCTATACTTAGTACTGCAAGTGGAAACACGTTTGGTTCTACTACTTTTAATGGTATAGCTACATTAGCTAATACCTCTAAGGTTTTGGGAACACCACCAACTGCCAATGATAGTTCAACTAATATAGCCACAACTGCATATGTTGATAATCAAGTATTAACGGGAGGTACGGTAAAGAAAACGGGAACAATTTCTCAGAATGCAATAGCGGTTTGGAATAACGCATCAGATACACTTAGAAGTGATGGCACTATTAGTGTTTTAACGGATGGTACTATTAGATTAAATCAAGAAGATACTACGGGCGCAGCCCAAAAAAATTATAACATTGGTGGAGGAAATATAGCCTTAAATACGGGTAATTTTAATACGGGTTTTGGAAAGGATAATTTAAATAAAGTAGCATTTACTACGGGAGGATTTAATAATGCTTTTGGATATAATACGTTGTTTTCAATGACAACGGGTGTTGATAATAGTGCTTTTGGTGCAAACGCTTTATATTCAGAAACTGTGGGTGACGGAAATATTGCAATTGGTGGTTATTCAATGTATAACTCGGAGAATGTATATTTTTCTGTCGCAATAGGCACAAAGGCTTTATATTCTAATACAACGGGTACGCAAAACATAGCTTTAGGATTTGAATCTTTATATACTAATGTATCGGGAGATGCAAATACCTCTTTAGGTTATAGGGCATTAAAAGCAAATTTGGGAGATAGGAATATTGCCGTAGGTTATGGTTCGGGTATTTCAATGACAACGGGTGATAATAATGTAATAATTGGATCATTTAGTGGGCAAATAGGAACTTTTGACATAAGAGCCACAGACAACAATATTATTCTTTCAGATGGTTCGGGTGCAGTTAAGATGCACACTAATTCTAGTGGAGGAACAACTTTTAATGTATCGTCATTCGGGCTTAGTATAGAAGAATCCACCAATAATGCGCCAAGGCTATATTTTAAGTCAGTAGGTGTAACGAAAGGACAGATTTCTTACAATGTAGACATTTCTCCCGCTGCCGATGAATTTTTAAATATTAGTGGGGGTTCGGGTTATATCTTATTGGATAATCGTTTACAATTTAATAGCTATGGAAGTGGAACACACACGGGAACATTAGCAAAAACATTAGGTGTAGATACTAATGGAAATGTGATTGAATTTACTTCGGGAACGGGAAGTGTTGGTGGAACGGGAACGGCGGGAACTATTGCTAAATGGGCAACGGGTGGAGCAAATATAGAAGATAGTATTATAACAGAATCGGCAAGTGCGATTACGGTTAGTGGAGATGTAAAAGTAAATGAAGTAAATCCGCTAATTTTTGCTGATTCAACAAGTACAAATAAAGCAAGTGGAGTAATTACCTCCGAAAGTGGAACGAATAAATGGGCGATAGGAACTAACTTTGGTTCGAGTGATAATAGTTTTAATATATATAATTATACGGCTGCAAGTAGATACTTAACCATCTCATCTACGGGACTTGCTACTTTTAGCGGAAATATTCTTGCTGAAGGAGGAGAAATTTTTTCTAAAATTAGCAGTGGATTAACGGCAGCCGTTGTGAAGATAGGTTCGGGATCAACTTGGCAGTTAAAATCAAATCCAACCACGGGAACTAATTCGTACGGCTTTGAGATAGTACAAGGTGTTGGATCACCTCAAACCAGATTAAGCATCACATCTGCGGGTAATGTGGGGATTGGAGCGGTAAGTACAGAGACAACCCCGTCAACATTACATATTAAAGGCTCTGAACAACAATTAACTATTTCTGAAGGAACGTTAAGAGGCGCTACGTTCGATTATAAATCATCTACGGGAAATTTGCAGATAGCGACAAACGGAGTCGATGCAAGATTACTTCCACAAATAACTTTAGCACCTTCTGGTTTTGTTACTTTTAGTGGAACTACAAGTGCTAATGTTGTTATAGTAAGAGACAATATGTTTGTCGGAGCAGGACAATTTTATATAGGTGCTGAAAATTCAAGCACTGACGACACTTATCGACAAGAAGTTGGTTCGGGTGTTT